TTAAACATTCAGTTAAAAGGCAATTATCAGGTTTTTCCGGTCGAAAGCAGAGGTATAGACTTCGTCGGTTATGTTTTCTATCATACGCATATTTTAATGCGTAAATCAATTAAAAAACGGTTCTGCAGGAAGGTAGCAAAATTAAATAAAAAAAACCTGGACCCGAAACAATACAAAATGCAAGTATCTCCCTGGCTAGGATGGGCGAAACACTGCAACTCAAAACACTTACAAAAAAAGATACTCAAAAATGAAGAAATTTTCTGAATTAGGCATAAAAGCAGATGAGGACAAAAACATATTTCCTGTTGAAATAATATCCATTACCGATGTAACAAATTGTGAAATTGAAGTCCTAGACTTTGCACCTGATGTAAAAACGCAATACGGTGATGGTAGATATGTAGTTAAAATCAAATATGAAAATGCAGAACGTAAATTTTTTACAAATGCCACCAAAATAAAAGAGATCCTGGATAAAGTAGATAAAAAGGATTTCCCTTTTCAGACAACGATTAAAACACAAAAATTCGGTAACAATAAAAAGACATTTTACTTTACATAAATATTAAACACACAAGAAAATGGAATTAAATTCAGAATTAGATAGGCTTAGAAAGTATTCTTCAATTGAGGCTGAATTAAAAAGAGCTGAAATTTTACATCCGGATTATCCAACTGATATGTTCAGGCAAGTAGCAATTTTAAATGAAGAGTCCGGAGAAGTAACAAAATCGGTTTTAGATTATCATTATGAAGGTGGAAGTTTAGAACACATACAAGAAGAATTGATTCAAACGGCTGCAATGTGTATGAGAATGCTAATGAATTTACCCTGATAAAGTATGGCCAACGAAAACAATCCGAAAGCTAAAGGATCCTGGGGGCAACGATCCCCCAGAACAGGATCGGAACTAAATATCATTTGTTCTGAGTTTTTTGAAAAATTGATTGTTCCGGAACAATGGAAGTTCATGCAGTGGCAGAACGTGATTGATAAACAAATGATATCACAAGCCAACCCGAACGGAACGCTGATCAGTGTCGGTAAGATATACCGGGATATGCGGACTAGTGGAATTGATCTCATGCATTACAGGGTATGTTTCCTGACCTTTCCGGAACGTGGTGGTATTTGTGAAAAGTCAATCATTGATTTTGGAAAGTTCAAGTATCACACGATAGTAACGAATAAGACCATTGAACAATTGAACGTATGGATTGCAGATCATTTTAATGAATTAAAACCCATTACCACTGAAGGTGAAAAAGAAGTTCCAGACAATGAAAAAAACGACGGCCTACAACATTTTAGAGATAGATACGGAACTTGAATGGCTAATGTCCTTTAATGATTTATACCTGAAAGAAATTGAAGAATTGAAAATGAAAAAAATCAATCTTTATGAACAATCAACAGTTACTACTTGATTTTACAGAAATAAAGGTAAGGCATGTTACCCGGCTTGCTGATACCAGGGCACGGGACTCGGAAGGTCATTATACAAATGAAATAGGGAACGATGGTAATACTGAAGAAAGGTTACGTGAGCAATTACACATATTAAGAATAAACAGTAGCATATGGCTTAAAAACAGAGATGTTGAGATAGCAGAACTTAAACAGGAACTTAAAAAATATAAGAATGAGTAACTTAATAATCGCAATTGATTTTGATGGAACAATAGTAAAAGACCAATTCCCTGAAATCGGCGAAATGGTTGAGGGAGCAAAAGAGGCAATTAATCAGCTATATGCTGATGGTTATACTATTATAATATGGAGTTGCCGGACACGAATAAACAAAGCCAGGGCAATTGAATGGTTAGCTAAAAATGGTATAAAATACCACCGGTTTAATGAAAGTTGTCCGTTTAACCTGGCTAAATATGGTGGAGTGGATACTCGAAAAGTTTATGCAGATATTTACATAGATGACCGGATGCTTTTTAAACTTCCTACATGGGATGAGATATACTGGATAGTTCGTGATTTAGTACCAACTTATGCAGACAAGGTAGGTAGGGACGGATTCTTATAAATTTTAATAATTAAAAAAGCTAATGCGAAAACGTAGACATCCAAAACATGTAAGTACTAAGCTGAGTGCTGACCGGGTTAAAGAAATTATCCGTCTGCATTATGACCCTGAAAGGCGGGATAGGTGTAAACTGGCTATTTATCGCATAAAAATTAAACCAATTACAGGTATAAGTGAAAGGACTTTCTGGAGATATATGAACGAAATAGAGACCGAGGATACAAAAATACCGGATGATCCTAATCAATTGAAATTATTTGAATAATTAAAAATGATTTTAATAAAAAACCTCACAGCGATGTGGGGTTTTTTTTATGTAATGTTGTAGTATATAAAATAATAGTCTGTAGTAATTATTTTATATTAAGAAAATACATGTTGCTTAACATAAAAAGAAAATATTTTATTGTGAATAATAAATATTTATTATCCGTACATTTGCATCGCAGATTTTTACTTTCATATACAGGCGTATCTCCTATAGGGAGTCTACGCGAGCCGTTTGGAGCGGCACAAAAATTACGCCTGTGGTGTAGTAAGAGTCTGCAGCGTGTAGACTCTTTTTTTTTATAAATATATCACAAACACCTTGAATTTATGTCAGTACAATTTCATGAAAAAGATTTTACTATAACAGTACCTGTTATTATGAATCCTGTAGAAATATGGTTAGAAACAACCGATGAATTAATCAACGTATTAAAATCGGAAGATCCGGATTTAAATGATGGTAATAGCCGTAGAAAAGTTTTGGAAGTATTAAGAAATATGATGCCGGATTTAGAAACAGCTAAAAAAATGACTTTTGGAATTACCTATTAAGTACAATATAGATATTAACCTTAAAAAACATTATTATGGAAAAAAGTGACTTTGATAAGTTGACAAAACAGGAAAAGTTGAAAGTGCCAGTTAAAGACTTGCCGAAACAACAGAAAATGTCGAAAGGATGCCTTGGTTTGCTAATAATAGTAGCGATTATTATTGCAATAGTAGGGGTTTTTCAAAATTCAAACAATGATAAGGTAGCTGAAAACTTAAAAAAGGGGATAGATAGTACTTCTCTTTATTATTATTCGAAAGTGATGGCTCAACAATACGTTAAACAGGTATTAAAAGCTCCATCCACTGCAAAGTTTCCGGATGAAGAGTTACATATTGGATATAATCCTGATAGTACTGTCATAGTAAAGATTGGTGTTGACGCTCAAAACTCTTATGGTGCAATGATTCGATCAAATTATATCCTTAAAATGAAATGGTATAAAGATTTTACGGATACGGAAAACTGGCGTAATTTGGCGATAGCGGATGAAAATAATTAAATAAAAAACCCCTGTGCAAATCAGCACAGGGGTTTTTTATTTAAATCCGACACTTACAACCGGTGTTACTGATATAGTAGGCAGTATCTTCACCGCTGAATTATCAGTTACCTGAACAGAATAAGTTTCCATACTATCAATCAAATCATCATGGTCGTGATCGGTGGCAGAACCTACAGAGGTTAGGTAACGAAAGAAGTCGCCTTTGAGATTGTAAAGGTTGTAATTGATGGCATCCAACAGATCAAAGAATTCTAGGGCTTTTGTTTCATGATTCAGTTCTTTGGCCGACGGTGCACGGTTGGCAGTAACAACATGGAGTGTAACGCTTACATCGGCACCTCGTACGCCTTTACTTCTTGCTTCCCATGTGATAGGTTGGAACTGAAGAAAAACAGCGGGACAATCGAAAGGTGGCGTTTCTTCAATATATTGAAGATTGTTATTCCAAATATCAAAATGCTTTATGGATGACTTCTTATTATCCAATGTAGTTGCCGTAATATACTTACCCTGGTCGTTTAACTGAATAAGTTTTAATTGTGAAATGATGGCTAAATATAATTGTTTTCTCATTTTAAACCTTGTTTTATTACCGTTTCAAGTCGTAGTTTTAGTGTGCTATCGAAAATCTTTTTTACTGCTTTATTCACTTCTGGCGCGTGACCAATGAACTGACGTTTGGGTATATGGATTTTACTGCCTACCTTCATGAGTGCCATGTTACGGAAAAACTCAGCATCTTCACTTATTTTTATATTGCCCTTCGAAGTACTACCATCTTTTTTATATTTTACTTTTCCTCCCAGTTCGTAATACTTTGCCCAAAAGAACTTTTTCATTTTTGCCGTAACGGTGATATCACCCCCTTCATTGTGAATCTGTGCTGATGGATTACCTGAATAGAACTTTACAGCATCGGATAGTACACTTGCCCTAATTGATCCGCGTAACCCTCCACCTCCACGAACTACAAGTAATGACCCTTTTCCTTCACGTCTACGTGCCGGCCATTTCTGACTAAAGAAAGCTTTCCGTTCAAAATTCCTGTCAAACTCAGATAAGAGTTCAACTTTCATATCGGTGAGAATTTGTTTTCTTAAATCATTAACATCCATACTTGCTTTATTCAGAATAATTGTCTGTTACTTCCTTTTGTGCTTCTTTAATTTCATCCGGACTTGAACTTCGTGCCATATAAGGATGTTTATCCGGAAAAATAGATAATGTCTTACCTGGATTAAAACGGAACATAGCAGACTTGTTGACTCCATTTACCATATTGGTTGTAGCCTGTTCACCCAGTTGAATGGCATCCGTTGAATTTGAAAGCTCTGCACCTTCTTTGCCTACCTGAATCACCATACACCGGCAGTTCCAGTCAAGTGGTGGAACGTATTCATTCCAAAACGGATCATCCAAAGGAAGTGTGGTGTTATTTAATTCCTCATGATCGGCACGTACTTTGGCATCACCTGCAGTGCGGAACTGTAACAGGTAACGGCTGCCATCCTTTTCATAATCCTGCCACCGCGCTGCTGTTTGGGCTGACTGTTGAGCAAAATTATATTCAGCATTCAGGTAGTTCAGGTTGTATTCGTCATTGATTACCTGAACGTCCAGTTTAAAGGCATCAAATGATTTTACTTCACCACTGTCAGTAATCAACAGTTCTGAGGCCTGTTGAAGTTCGTGGAATGTTTTCATCCCTGAGAATACCCAGGTGTTTTGACGCAATGCTGCTATAACCGTTTCAGGTAATTCATACTTCAACGTTGCTGCAGCTATTCCCTTATCAATGCCAACATACAGGATCCGGTTTATTTCGCCTATCAGCTCGGCAGGTGCGCCTTTAATAAGCTCTTTCGGTGTAATGCCCTTATTTTTATGTAGCCAGGCAACAGCACGATCAAAAATAGCTGAATCGAAAGGAGGAATATCACCTTTAGCCAACTGAACTGTCGACGTATTTGTATATAATTCAATTAATGCTTCGTGTAGCCCTGAGTAGTAGTCAGGGCTTATTGAAAAAAATTGAGTTTGGTTTTATCAGTTGGTTGAACTGGTGGTATTGGTGGAACAGGTGGTGTTGGTTTAGTCGGCTCTTTTTTACCTGTAATTTTTACGTTGTATTTTTCATTGAAATACTCCTTATCAATTTCATAACCGGCATCTAATAACATCTTTTCGTATGCGATCTGTTCTGAAGGTGTATAATCAATGGAACTGTCCCAATCAAAACGAAGTCCTTTGACCGGGAATCCGTGCATGATCATAAATGGAATAAGCTTATTATTCACAAGGTCCCGGATAAAGTCGGCATCAGTTTCAATTACATTTTGTAAAATTTCTAAATGAACTTCTGACTGACTGCGTGAACTGCCGTTGTCAAGTGTCATAGTGGAATTCAGAACTCCCTTTGACATTTCAGAGTTGGCACGTTCAATGCGTTTATCGTATACATTAAAAGCATCTCCTCTGGTTGTTTCCTTTATTTCAATTTCAGTGCCTTCAGGGAAAAGACCCCATGCAGCTGCACCCATATCAGACAACATTTTTTCGACCTTGGTAATTTCTTTTGCATCACGGCTGGTAGTTTTCCCTATCCGGATAGGCATGCCAAAAAGTTCACCAAATGCATCCCAAAAAGCAAGCATGTTTTTTTTACTGATTGCCTGAGGTGCCAATTTTAGGAATAATCCTAAACTTTGAGGGTCTCCGGCTTCAATACACCATTTAGCCAGGTCACCTGAACGGTAATCAATGCCCATTGATGGAAGATCGCCAATTTCCTTTACGATAACTCCGTATTCTGGTGTGACATGTTTACGTGGAACGAGTGTTGTGTTTTGGAATTGAAGTTTATCATCTATTGTAACAATATCACCAAACTGAATGAGCGAGTGACCCCAGTACGTTGAATCAAGTGCCAGGGAAATGAAATTTTTAAACCATTCGGCTTCGAATAGTTCAGTGATATCCTCCAGTTCTTTTTTAGACTTCTTATCAACAAGTTTAAACGATTTACGTTGTACGAATTTTTTACGTTGACTTATGGCTCCTGTTAAGTGCAGGTCTATTTCTACGTCGGTATATACATCATACAATCGGGCACGCCAGGGATGTTCTACATGGATGGCCTGTTGCCATGCTGCACGCCAATCACCAATGTCTTTTTTAGTAAGATATTGAGTTCGGTTAGCCAGTTCAATTATCATGGATTTAACGCGTTCCTGTTTCACGTTATCCATTGCCAGGAGCATCTCAGGAGTATAGTTCATTATTGTTTGAAGTTTGAAGTTTAAAGTTTGAAGTTACCAGTCATTACGGTTTTTTGGAAGTGATCCGTATTTAATGTCACTTCCTATATCGGTACCGGTTGAATCAGTAAGAGGTGGAAGTTCAGGGGATGCTTTTCCTGCCTGTACATCTTTAAGACCGGAAATGGCACTTTTATAACGTGTTTCGCGTATTTCAAATCCCATCTTTTTTGGTAGCCAGGCAATGAGATTATAAAGTGTAATATCACAAGTGATCATTACAAGCCATGCGTTTCGATTATCATCAGTAGCAGCAAATGCGGTAGCTACATCGAAACGATTTCTAAGGTAAGAACTGATTTCTTCAATTGCGTATTTTTCCGCTTTTTGGCGTGTGAGTTCATCCGACTGTTGAATCACATCAAGTGTGACGGCATCGGTAACGGCTGTATAATCTTCTGAGGTTAAAAACATATCATAATTAGTGATTAGTGATAAATGATTAATGATTATCGGGTGCAATAAAATGCCAGTTTTTCAATATCCTGAATTGTCAGACCTTTTGTAAAAGTACCTTCCTTAATCAGTTCTTTCAGGTTCTGCTTTGATTTGACAAGCGGACGGCCTTTATACCATAGGCAAAAGAATTTAGCACCTGTTTTTTCAAACATCCAGTTAGCTTTTCGGATGGCACGCCTTGCTAAACGTTGACGTCTGCTATTTGCAAACCAAAAATAGATTTTTACCATTTTAATGTATGTTTAAATTGTGTTTAATCAATATTTAATAGGTCAACCACGAGGGTTTA